CTGCGCAGTCGATCCCCAGGCAACGAACACTCAAGCGATCCTTGAGCATGAATGGAATATAGACCGGCCCGTCGGTCAGTTGGGTCATGGCGCTGCCGTCGCCGTTAAATCCGTCGTGGGTGGCGGAGCTTGGCGCGGCAAGAATAGGCGGCACGATCACCGACCCGCCGCTGGCAACGTCCGTGTAAGACAGCCCCGACCAGGGTTGGCCGGTTGAGGTGTTCGTCCCGGAGATCCGCGCCGAGGCCTGATCCATGTTCGGGAGAAACCCTCCCGAGAAGACCTGTGCCGCCGTGCGGATAAACGGGCGTTTCGCCGACTCATGTCGCCAGCGATTGCCCCAATTCTGCCAGGGGATGGCATGGGTAGTCGTGCCGAGATAATCGGCGATGGGCGTTCCGCCTTTTTTGACGACGCAATTGTAGGCGGGCAGGTTGTTGAAATAGCCGCTCGCAATCGTGAGGCCCGACGGGTCGGTTTCCCCGTACCAGAAAACGACTTCGTCGCGCAGCCCGCTCGCATCTGGACGGAAGTCGACAAAGAAGTGCGGCAGAAGCGCGTTTCGGGCACGAATGCAGTGCTGGGTGAAGCCGGCTGAGGGCGCGACGTAATTGCCGATATCCGTCCCGAGCGACTGATCGAACACGACGACCGAGGCAGTGGGAACGCCGCCGGGGAAGGTAAGTTCGGCGGTGAGGTTGCCGGCGGTGACGATGCCGCCGACAAACACCGCCGTATCACTCGCCTCGGAGGCGACGAGCGTCCCGACGATCACGACGCCGCTTTCGATAAAGGCAGCCGCGTCGATCGGGTCATGCGCACTAAGGGAACCCGTAATGGCGGCGCCGCCGGATATGCTGCCAGCAAAAGCAGCGCCATCCGGCGGTCCGCTTGCGGCGAGCGCTCCCGACATGCCCGCGCCGGTTATGGGTTGATTGTCGATATTTTGCCCGACCATGATCCGGATGGGCACAATGGCCCCGGCGATGCGGCCGTTATGTCCGGGATCTTTCTGGATTTCGCCCTCGATGCGGCAGTAGTGAACGCCGGTCAGGCCGAGGTTCTGGCGGCGCCCGCCCGGCGCTTTCGCTGGCGGATCGATCGCGCTTTGCAGCGCGTCGAGCAGCGTGTTGAGTTCGGCGGCCGGGATGGCTGACGGCTCCTCACCGGCGTCGCTGAACAGCCACGCCTCGCAGTAAATGACGATCCTGCCCGGATCGTTCGACTGCCGCGGGAAGTGCTCTTCGTTGATATCGAGCAGATAGAGCGCCGGCATGTCGGTTTCCTCGTCGGGAAACGCGAGCCGGCGGGAGTAAGTCTGAAAGCCTTGGGTCAATGGCGCAGCGGTGTTGTCGCCCGTCGCCGGGGTCGAGAGCGTGACCGGCGACAGCGAAACCAGCGTCGCATGTTCCTCGACGCCGGGGCCGCAGATCGGCATGCCCAGCATAAGGCCGGATGCGTCGCTGACGTTCATGAGCACCGGGTCGCCCATCGTCGTGTCGGCGGTGAACGCGACGACGCACGGCGCCCCGGTCAGCAGATCGAACAGCGCGGACATTACATTTTCGCGGTTCATAGCGGCGTGTGGTCGATCGCTTGTTTGAGTTCAGCCAGAGCCCGCGGCCGGATCGCCGCGGCGGGATCGCGCATAAACCGCCGCGCCGTGATGTCAGCGCGTCGGCGGTACTCCCGGATCATCACCAGCGAGCGGTCGCGGTGCGTCACATGCTCGCGGACCATGAAGGAACGATGTGCGCCGTATTCGAGCGCCGCCGCGGCTTCGTGCGAACCGCTCCGTCTGCCGGTCGGACCGATGACCCGGACGCGGCCGATGATGCGATCCTCGTGCTCATCCACAAAGGCTTGCGTTTCGGCCCGCAGCCGTCCGGTTCGTATCGGTTCCCGCGCGTGTATGGCGCGCAGCAACTCATTCGTCAGATGCGTGATGACTGGCCGCAGGTTCGTCCTCAGCTTGGACGGTAATTCATCGAGATGAAGAAATAGCTTCCGTTCGTCTTCCGGTTTGACCTCGACAGTCATCGCAATCACGCGATCAGCCCTCGACGGTATGGGTTGAGCAGCGAGGCGATATCGCTCGGCAGGATCTGTTCGCCCGGTGCGGCGCCGATCCAGTACATCTCGCGGCCGAGCCCCGGCGTCTCGCGCATCCGCAGCATCGGGTCGCGGGTCCGCCCGCGGTACGCCATCACGACGAGATGAATAACCGCCTGCTGGACGTCGTCGGGGATCTCGGCAAAGCCGGCGCCATATTGCACGATGATCGAGCTCATGCTGATCCAGCTGCGCGGTTCGACGGTGCTATAGAGCAAACCGGGTTCGACATCGGCAATCGAGGCCGTCGGGTCCAGATCGCTGCCATCGACGGTGACGAGGGTGACGTCAATTGGTGCCTGGCCGAGCATCAGCGGCGTGCCGGGATTGCCATTGCTTATCCCAAACGTGTCTTGGTAAGCCTGCTGCGCGAATATGCGGTTGCAGTACTTCTCGGCTTGCTGCGAGGTTCGGGTGATCTGCTTGGTGAGCCACGCATCTTGCGCGGTGTCGTTCGACTTGAACTGCAATTGCTCACGCACGTCGGCGAGTGTGACGAGATCGCGGACAGGGGCCGGCGTCACGACGGTCGTGATGTAAGGCTTCACCGATCACCCGTGCGTGATGACCGCAGACGACAGGGTCACGGTCTGCCCGTTGGTGATGCTGGTCGAGTTCAAGATGATGTCCGCTGCCGATGTGCCCACCGTCAGCCCGCTGACGACGACAGTGCCGGCGCCGTCCTTGATCCGCGCCTGCGTCGCCGTGCCTGTCGCACCGGCTGTGCCGCTTTTTGGCGCGCCGGCCATTGTGATCGCTTCGCTCGCTTCGGTAAAACTCGGCTTCGCCAGCGTAATCGTAACGAGTATTCCGCTCGTAAACCCCGCAGATGACGCGATGTCGATCGTGGCAAAGCCGGACGCAGTGTCCAAAGCGGTGATGACGGCGGTCATTCTCGTGTCTTTAAGCGAATTGGCATAGGTCACGGCCATGGCTTCACCCTCGCACCTCGGAATCGTAGCGCTCGAACAGGGCGCGCAGGTCGAGTGCCGGGCCGGCGGTGCCATCGCTCATGATCGGCACGGCGGCAAAACCAGCGATCGACCACTCGGCGATGACCGGCCCGGCTTGCCCGCGCGGCCCTGTCTCCCCCTTCGAACCGGGCTTGCCCTGCTTGCCTTGGACGGCCGACAGTGCCCATCCGGCCCCCGGCAGTGGGCCCGGGTCGTCTTTGCGCGCCCGCCATTCGCCGCCGTCATGCGCGACAAGGTCGAAGCGCTTGTACTGCCCCGCCGGATCGTATCGCCCGTGGACCTGGCCGACCGGCGCGTCGACCCCATCCTCGCCGGCAGCCGCGATCAAAGACCAGTCTTCATGGGGCGGCGAGCGAGCGGTGTCGCATCTGGCTTGCCAGGTCGATCCGGCAAAGCGGACGACGACGCCCTGGTAATGGACGCACTCGGACCACTCGCGGACGGCCGCGAGCTTCCCCGGCGGCCCCTCCAGGCCGGATGCGCCACGCTCGCCCCGCTCACCGGGCGCGCCAGGAGGCCCAGGAGGGCCCTGAAGGCCGACGGGGCCGTCTATGCCCGCCGGCCCGACTTCTCCCCGCTCCCCGCGCTCCCCCGCGGCTCCCTGTGGCCCTGGCATGCCGACCCGTCCCGGTGGTCCCGGCGGGCCGGGTTCGCCGTCTTTGACTTCGGCCAGGCGAGCAGTGACGAGATCGGCAATGCGGAGCGAGAGTGTGGCGACCTCGGCGCGGAGCTCGGCGATCGCGAGATCACGCGCACGCTGCCATTCGCGACGCTCGTCCGCGAGGACTTGGCCGAGGGCGTCGGCCCAGTCGTCAGACAGCGCGTCTAAACCGGTCGGCGGCGCGGATGATGTTGTGGGCTCGTGATCGGGCATTGGCTTGGTCCGCGTTCGGCGCGGGTGCTGGCGGTGGCAGCGCAGGCGATGATGGCGGCGTGGGTGGCTCGGCGCCGAAGCTCAGCGGGACAAGCTGTTGCTGCACCCGCGGCTCGTCGCCGTCCTCGGCTTCGGGCAGGTCTTCGAGGGCGCGCGCTTCGTTCGGGCTGTAGATGCCGCCTTGAACGCCGCGGGCGAGCGCGTCGATCCGATCCTTCAGGTTGCTGCGCTGGAGGGCGCGGGTATCGAGTTCGAGGTACTCGTCGGGATATCCAGCAAGGCCGCAAAACCGGCCGATCGCGTCCTCGATATGATTGAGTGCGAACCCCAGCCCCGACGCGAGCCAGAAGTTGATCAGATCTTCTGTGCTCGCCTGCGGGATCTGCCCGGTGATCAGCGACAGCAACGCGAGCGGCACGCGATACGCCGTGGCAATCCGCTGGTCGCTGATCTGGAGCAATTCGGCCAGCTGAGCGTCCCGGCTGTTGCTGCTGACCTGCTGCCACTTTAGCCCGGTGGTCAGAATCGGCGTTCCGCCGGCATTTCGCCCCTTGGTCTGCTCGTCCCAACGGGCGCGGGCTTCTTTCATTTGCGCGTCGTTAAACTGCATATCGGTTTGGAGCACGCCGCTCGGCCGCCCCTGGTTATTGGCATAGGCGAGCGCTTGCCTCACCATCTGGTCGCTGGCGGCGACGTCGAGCAGTGCGGAGGTCAGCGGCGGTTCGCCGATCAGCGGATATTCCGGCCGAACATGCATCTTGATATGCAGCACGTCGCGCGCCGGGACCGCGGCCAGCAATTCCTTGGGGATCGTCTTCTCGACGACCAGGTTGCCGCCGAGGCCGTAAAAAACCTCGCCATTGACCGCGACGAATGGTCGGGAAAACCGCGGGTTCATCAGGTGCAGTTCGCCGATCTCGAAGCGGTTGTTCCGCAGACCGAGCGCGTAGGCGTTGCCGTCGGCGTAAAGGTTCTGGGTGAGGTTCAGGAAAAAGTCGCTGGTGGACTGATAGCTGTTCGGCTTCTTCAGAATCCGCGACAGCGCCGAGTTTGTGACGCGCTCGCGTCCGTTGTTCGGCAGCGTGCGCCAGTGGGTGCCGGGACACATCGCTACGGTCTGCGCATAAGCGGAAATGCAGGCAGCGACGACGGCCGAGCATTGACCGATGGAAAAGCCGTTCGCCGGATAGCCGGTTTGGAAATAATTCCACGGCGAGTCTGGCGGCAGATAGCCACCGCTGATCGGCAGCCAGTAGCCGCCGCCGGGGAATTGCTTAAGAGCGCTCGGACGAAAGACGCGTGAAACGAGATCGCGCGCTCTCGTCACGAGCGCAGTGGATGCCACGGCTTAGCTGCGTCGAGCTGTCGCCATGGATGATGATGTCGACTGTGGTTCCGGTGCCGGTCGAGCAGGGCGATCCGGGTCTTTCGTCTGGCCGGCGTCTTTCTCGTCGATATGCATCACGCCGAGCGCCATCAGGTCATTTTCTTCCTGGGTCGGCGTCGGCGGGGTCGCCTGCGCCTTGGCGGTGACGGCGTTGGCTTCGTTGAGCGCCTTCACCCTCTGGTCGTGGTCCGTCTTTTTTGGATCGTCTGCCATGCTTGCCTCCTTTGCTGACGAGCCGGCCATCGAGGTCGACAGCCGGCTTACGCCAATAAAAACGCCGCGGCGTTACCAAGTGACGCCGGTCACCCAGCCGACGAGGCCCGTGCGGCGCATGATCCAGTTCATCGGCAGGATCATTCGAAGCGCGATGCTGTCGGTTTGGAACATGCTCCTGACCGGCGCGGCGACAACCGGCGGCGTGCCGGGGGTGCCGATCGCCAGCGGGGTCGTGTCCTCCATGTGCAGCGTCGCTTGGTCCGACATCTCAAACCGAGCATCGTCACCGGTCAGGCTCGCGAAATCGGCCGCGTCGACGAGGATCACCATGGTGAGCGGCACGGTCATCGACTGAATGACCGGATAGCCGAGAAGGCGGCCAGCCTGGATTTCGTCCTTGAATGGGAAGACGCCCACTGCCGTCGCCGCCGAGGTCAACGAAATCGACAGCGCTTGCTCGGGGTTCATGATCCAGACGGGCGACCGCAGCGAGTTCGCCGAGATCAGCACGTTCAACAGTTGCTTGAGGTCGGCGACCAGCGCGACGAAACCGCCGCCGGTCGTCGGGGTTAGCCCGCTGACGCCGTTGCGCAGGCCGGCCGGCCGGATGGTGGTGGCCGGGTTGTTGTCGAGCAACACCGTATCCACGGCGACCGACGTATCGCGGCCCATCCGATCGCGCAGCTGCGTGTCGATGTTCGGCTGCGAGTGCTCGAACAGTTCGCGCGTGTACGAGCTGATGACGCCGAGCTTTTTCAAGCCGATGGTGATCGGCGTGAACGCCTCTTGCCGGACCGGGATCGGCGCGCCTTCGGCGACGAACGACCCCGCGACGGTCGGCGTTGCGCTCTCGACCGGAATCGAGATTTGCCCGTACCGCCCGAGCGTGTAGCGCACGCCCTCAGCCGAGAGCGGCTGATAGACCGACGCGGCGAACAGGAACGAGATCAGGTCGGCGTACTGGGTCTGAACCAGTTCAGCCGCCCAGCCTGTGGTCGTGGTCGTGGCTGGCGCCGTCGCCGCACGCTGCACCCAATCGAGACAGGCCCGGACCGCGACGTTGTCGCTCCAACCGTATTCGGCGAGCACGGTTTCGGTCGGAATGTGCATCCGGTTGCTTTTGCCGTAGGCGATCAGCGCGTTCATCAACAGATGACCGGGTTTTTCCTCCCGCTTCGGCATGGCAAACGGCCGGGCGGCCGGCAATGCAGGCAACGGCGCGCGCTGCGGGAGCACCATCGTTGACGATTGATGCTGCGCCTCGACGAGCGCCGTCCCACCCAGCGCTGTTTCCGCCCGCTGGAGGGTTTCGAGCCGGCGAAGCTCGCCGTCGATCGCCGCGTTGAGCTCGTCCGAGCGGGCAAGCGCGTCACCGTCGAGATTATCGCCGGCCTGGTTCAAGTGCTGTGTGAGCTGGTCGCGAAGCTGGTTCACGCTGGCTTGCGACGCTTCAATCCTTTCGCTGATGTTCATGGTCTTCGGCTTTCGTGCCTGAGGATCTACGGCAAGCCCGCCGGTAAACCCGCGGCGCACCGTCTGGCCTTCATCGGCAAGCTCGCCAAAGATCAGCCGTTGCGTATCGCGGGAGAGCCCGATCGCCTTGGCGATCGAGAGTGCGTTCGGATTCGCCGGGACGCTCACGAGCGAGCATTCGACGAGCTCCGATTTTGTGAAGCGATAGCCGCCGTCCTTGGAGCCCTCGAGCGGCTCCATGTCCATCGGCCGGAAACCGACCGAGACGGCGCGCAGGACGCCGGCGGCGACCGCGGCTTGGATTTCGCGCAGACGATCGCTGACCGCCGGCATCAATTCGAGGCGGCCGCGCAGCTGGCCGTCCTTGACCGCGACGTCGTGCCACTTGCCGATGGGGAACCCGGCACTGTGGCCGAAGAGCGCGATCGGGTTCTTTTGGAAGTTCCCGAGTTCCCAGCCCTCTTGTTCGATGACGTCGCCCATGCGGTCGACGCTGTCGTCGGACATGACGAACTCGAACGGGTTGTCGCCGGGAGGCGGCGCGGCTTGCGCCTTGGTGCGGAGATCCATGTCGGTCATCCGATCAGCGCCCGAATGTCGACCGTCGGGCTGGTGTCGCTCGTCGCCGCGGCTGCGGCCATCGCCAAGGCAACCATCCCGTCGATCCGCCCGGACGATTTTGCTTTCTCGAATTTCCGGTTGCCGGCCGGGTCGGTCGTGACGATCGCGTTGGCGGCGTTCATCGTTAGGACCGGGTGCATCCCGTGCCGCAGCCGCCCTTGCAGCGCGACCGTCTCGAGTGCGTCGAGCGCCGGGGCCATGTCCCGATAGCCCTGGCCCGCTTCCTCAAGCGGAACCGCGGCGCCGATGGCGTTAAGCGCGGCTTTCAGTTCCTCAATCCGCCAGCGATCAAACCGGATCGACCGCAGCTGACAGCGACGCCGGATCTCGGCGATCCGCTGCGCCACAAAGGCATAGTCGATCGTCACACCGGGAACGGTGGTCAGCAGACCTTGCTTTGCCCATTGCTCGTACGGCTGCCGGTCCCGCGCCGCACGGTCGCGCAGCGTATCGACCGGTGTCCAGAAATGCGGCCACACATTCCACACACCGGCCGGGCTCTCGGCCAGGAGCACGAGCGCCGTGAGATCCTGTCGTCCTGAAAGATCGAGCCCGCCATAGACCGGGCCATCGCCGAACGCTTCGAGGTCCGGTTCGCCGCCGTTCTGTTCCCACACCGAGAGACTGAACAGCTGCGCCAGCGCCGAGACCCGCTGATTGAGATGCAAATTGCGGAACGCCGACTCGAAACTCGGCATCCGTTGCGCTTTCTCGGCCAGGCCGCGGATTTCGGCCAAGTTCAGAAAATCACCGAGCGCCGGATTTGCCAGCGCCCAGGTCGCCGGGTCGTCGAGCGGCAACTGGTCGTCAGCCGAAAACAGGATCAGCTTGGTCAGCGGGTCAGCGCCGGTCCTGGCGTATTCCATGAGCAGCGATAAGAGATCGACCCCGGTCGGAGCCTGCGTCGAGATGACCAGCGACAGCGGCTCCTCTTGCGCGCCCATCGCCGTTTCGAGCGCTTCGTAGAGTTCTGACCTCGGTCCGCGCACCTGGCCGAGCTCGTCATGAATGACCAGCACAGGCGAAAACCCGTATGTGGTCGTCGCCTCGGCCGCGAGCGCCTTGTAGACGACACCGGTGAGCGGCGAGAAAAGCTCTTTCCGGCTTTCCCGGACCGTCACCATGTTCGGGTCGGATAACTCCGGTGACATCCGCGCCATTTTGGACGCCAGCGAGAAAACGATGCCGGCCTGATCCCGCGACTGCGCACTCGAATAGATCTGGGCGTTGCGCTGCGCCACGGGTCCGATGACATGGGCCAGGACCAGCATCGCCACCAGTGCGGTCTTGCCGTTCTTCCGACCCATACTGACGATCGCCTGCCGCGTCGGCGTATCGTAAATCTGCCGGATGATGTCTTTCTGCCACTCGCGCAGACGGATGGGTTGGCCCACATGGGCGCCCTCAGGCGTGACCAGAAACCGTTCGCAGAACCTGATGATCCGTTCGGACCGCAGCTCTTCGGTCAGCGAACGACTTTCAATGCGGGCCCGCCGATCAAGTCGGAGGTCGTACCGCCGAGCACACCACGCTCGCGCGTCGCCATGTCTTCGTTGTCGATCGCGTGCTGAACCGTCAGCCGCAATTGCCGTGACGTGACGTTAAGTTCCATGACGGCGTTTTTCATCTCTACGGAGAGCGCGCGGAACTCAGCCGAACCGGGCCGAACCCGTGCTCGTTCGCGGCTCACCCGGTTCGCACTCGCGATATTCTCGCAATGAATGCGCAGCATCGGCAGCGAGCCGGAGTCGAACCAATCAACCGGCTTGCCGGACACAATGTCTCGCCAAATACGCCGCGCAGCCGGTGTCATGCCGCGCGTCGGTTCTGGTGGTTTTTTGCCGGCGCGAAAATAAGAAGCGCTACGCTCTTCAGCACTTTGGCGCGACATGTTACTTTACCGACCCTTGCAAAAGACGACCCCCATGCGGTAGTTCGGGCTGCACTTCCGGATTTTTTGGCCTCCCCCCCGTCGGAGGGTTCCCGGCGCGCCAAGGATGGCCCGCGTCGCGGGGCAATCCGTTTTCGTCGTTTCCATAAACGATCTTATCGATGCGATGAGTCGTGATGTGCCGTGCCTTCTCGTTGTGACTGCGGTTGTCACACGTTGCACAGAAGGTGCGTAGGTTGGAGGGGTCGAGGGCCCGGTGGGGTGCCATGGTCAAGGGTTCTACATGGTCGATGCGTGCCATCCCTTTGCCACCCACATATGCACTGCACCGCACGCAGCGATAACCATCCCTATGCAGTATCTGCTTGCGCAGCACTCGCCATGCTTTGAGATCGTAGAACCTACCCATCAAGGGACTACCAGGGGGGTCAAGCGATCCCCCGCAAACCGGGCACGAACAGGAACAAGGCGATCAGCAACACGGCAATCCAGGCCAACCATCCCGACGCCCAGGTAAAGGGCGTTATCTGCGGCACTGGCAGCAAGGACAGGAACCAGAGGAAGATATCCACGATGATGAGGATTTCGAGAACCATGGTTACGCTGCCGTTTCGATGGCGACCGCGAATTCGCGGAGTTCGGCTTGCTCGACCGGATGTTCACTCGAACCGGACCGGACCTTGAGAAAAGCGATTGCGCGCAGATAATCGGCAAATTGCGCGAGGACGACGGCCGAACCGGCAACGACGCGGATTTGGATTTCCTCGCCGTCAGTGTTCACGAGGTTGTTGTACATCGCGCCATCGGACGAGATCTGGAACGTGAGGTTTGCCGGCGTCCAGTTGCCCGGCATCGTCAGCCGAACGATCGCGCCAGCGCTACAATCGATCCCATCGGACAACGACTCAGAGGGTTGAATAAACGGGCCGTTGAGGACTTGAAGAGGCATTTTCGTGCACTCCTAGTTCGACAGCATCCGGATTTTCAGCGCACCAGCGGAGGCGCCGTTATTCGTCACATAGATTTTATTGATTGTGCCGCCGGCGAATGGGAGCGACCAAAAAGAATTGAGGGTCCAGATCAGCGGAATGTTCGCTTTTATCGGGATCGTGCTCGACGGCGCAGCGGGATCGTTTGTGAGAATTTCGGCCGGCTGATCGCAAAAAATGAGAATGGATTGAACGTTGGCGATCACGACCATCACGTCGAATTCGGTTTGCACACCGGGCGAGATCGTCGTGTCGATATCGACCCCTTGCTGCGTGCCGGAAACGGCTTCGGACATATCGACGATGACGCCGGCATTGGTCGAGTAGATCCGGCGGATGGTGTGCGTGAACGCCATAGTGCGGCCCTCGCTTTAGGCGGCTTCGCCTTCGCCTTCGCCCTCGTGCTCGCCGTTTTCGTGCTCGGGCTCGTCGTCTTCGTGCTCCTCTTCGCCCGGTTGTTCGGCGGGCTGCGGATCGGGTCCGTGGATCATCGCTGCTCCTGTTGGCACGAAAAAAGGCGCCGCGAAAACCACGACGCCTGCATGATGGCAACCAAATGCGGACACAATCCGCAACTCTGGTTTCGGCCATACAGCCGACGCGCGCTCTGTGTCAATGCTCTTGTGGATAAAAATTTTACCAAATGTTGTGGCGGCGGCGGCGATCTGCTACCCTATTCGCGATTTGGATTGCCCCAGATCATCCAGAGCAGAACGCCGCGATCGTCCCAATCCCCGGATGGCGCGGCGTTCGACTTTTACGGGTTTGCCCATACCAAAATGAGGATGAGCGCGCCGATGATCGCGGCGACCACGAGCGCGCCAGCGCCGGCATAAGCGAGCATTTCGCGAAGCGGGCTCACGAGCTGACCGACAGCATCACGTCGCGCACGTCCTCGGCCCATTGCTGCGACGGCAAAGGGAGCGTGACGTTTTCGCCGAAATGGCATGGGCAAGTGCGGACGACATACCATCCTGTAGCGAGCTTGTGACGGCCGCGGCAGCGCGACCGTCCTTCGCCATCGTCGAGATATTTCACCGTGAGCCACCGCGCGGCGTTGTGGTCGGGTGAAACGCCGTTCATCGCCCGTATCGCCCGCCTCTGTCGTTTGGCCCGTAGGCAACAGTGGGCGGCCCGCCGCAACCAACGCAATGCAGGTTGCCCTGGCTGCCATCAAATTTCTTGTGTGTCAGTGCCGGCGGCCCGAACTCGACCCAGCAATCGAGCCCACCGTGGCATTGGAACGGCCGGAATTGCGCACGATGCTCGATGTAGCCGGCGAAATACTGGCGGTCCTGTTCGGTGTAGCTTTTGCCGTTCATCGCGATCCCCCGTTCCAGATGACTTCGGCCAACGCCTTAAGCGTCACCACCGTCCAACTGCGCGCGGTTTTGGCGTGCACCGCATAGCGCTTGCCGAGCTCGACCCAGTTCACATCGTCGACGAGGTGCGCCTCGAGCAGCCCCGTCGCGAAGCTGCCGAGCGGACGGTGGATTGACTTGAGCCGATCGACCGCGTCGATGCGGAAGGCGATCGAGACATCGAAGCCACCGCGGCTGTTGTCGGCCTGGTCGCCGTCGATCCACTTTGCCGGCCATTGTCCAGCGAGCACGACCTCGGCGAGCGTTCGATATTCGACGGCGGCACGCCAGACGGGCCAGCCGATCGCGCCGTCGATCAGCAGCGCGTCGAGGTGCGTCCGCACCCGCCAGAACGGGCGGAACGAGCGCTCGTCGATCGTCGGCGCCTCGACGGTGTGGTGTTGGGTGAAGTAGCGCGAGGGTTCGGTCATGTCACGCGACGTCCGCGAACATGCCGGCATCGTCCTCGATGCGGCGGCGCGCCATCGCGGCGTAAGCCGGGTTAAGCTCGATCCCGATGCAGTTGCGGCCGAGGCGATCTGCCACGAGCCCCGTCGTGCCGGCACCAAAGAACGGATCTAGAACCGTCCCGCCAGCCGAGCAGCCGGCGAGGATGCAAGGTTCGACCAGCGCGGGCGGAAAAGTGGCGAAATGAGCTTCGGTGAATGGCTGGGTGGCGATTTCCCAAACTGAGCGCTTGTTGCGGAGTGGCGTGACCAAAACAGCGGCATCTTTGAAGGATGATCCAGCGCGGTCGTTAGGATCAGGGTTTGCATAT